CTAGTAAACTAGGACCAGACTTGCTACGACCATCAGCTTGGACTCGCAAGCCCTCAAGCTCATATTGAGTTTGCTGAAGTTTGTATTCAAAGTTGGTATCGATGTTGTTCTTGTTACGTGCTTCCACTGCTTTCTTGTCGCGGATAAGGCGACCAACAATAGAACCACCCATTCCTTCTACTGAAGCCTCGTAGCCAGCTTGCGCCTCACGTGCTTTGATAGTGTCTTGGAATAGTTTGTCGGAAGATGCAGTATGTTCTTGCATAGTTGCTAAGGACTTCTGCGTGATTTGCTGCATGTAGTTAGCACGTGCTGCTTTGTTTTGTGCATTTGCTGCATCTTGCTGCCCAGCAAATTTAATCATTGAAGACATCGCTGATAGGGCCATTGGAGGACACATGTTATTTCACCTTTACGAATTCATAGAATGGTTCTTTGCCCACTCCAAATTCAGGAATGAGTTGAACTATTGTGAAGCCCATCCATTGAAGCCAGCGGATAGCTTTAGGATTCTCTGCATGGACATAGTTATATAGCAGTGAGTAATCTTCATGGATTACATCTAACCACTGACGGCACTGGGATTGGAGCTGCCTAGTGTGTTGATAGATACCATCACTACCTAACATCCAAGGCACTCCTACAAAATCCTGGCCTGCATTTACTACACCGAACATGAGGATGGCTACACCTTCTTCATCAACGGCTACCCATGCCTCATCTGAAGCATGGATGGATAATGTCAAGGCCGTTACAGGCCCATAACCACAAGAAGCTTTAAGCTCAAGCTTATCAGCGGCCCTCAAGCGAGGACCTAGATTATTGCAATCATCAATGGTTGCTAAACGTACTGTCGCTACCATTAAATTCTCCTAGATTTGGAAGTGTAGTAACCTGTCCATTCTGCTGATTGAAAGGTACACGGGTAGTGGGAAGTGTTATTGACAACGATAGATACGCGGTCATTCTTAGATAACAATGGGAACTCAAACTCACCAGAGGCTTCTTCAACCTGACCTAGTGTTAACAAACCAAGAGGCTTGCCTAAGAAGTCATAAGTGTTAATCATGCCCTGCGTATCAGTGGTTACAGTGAACTTACCTGTGTCTTGATACAGAAGCTTGAACTGACGAAGCTGTAAGCGTCCAGAAGTATCTGTCACTTGGCTACCGCCTGCACCTTGGCTTCTCTTGTACTGCGTAGAGAAGGTATAGGACATGTCGTATGGATACCCTACGAAGTTCTCACCATCTACAGTCACTGCTATCTGGTCAGTTGCAGGTACAGTCCCAGCTTCAATAGCATCTAGGTAAACCATCTTGCCTGCTGCTGTAAGCTTGGGGGCTTCTTGCAGCTGCATCTTCTCAAGAGAAATCACAGTGCCACGCTGGATAATCCAGTAGGCTATGGACTCAATCACTGAAAGGTTTAGGATGCGGTCAGCATTTGGGAACTCCCACTTGGACCAAGACATCTGTAAAGCTTGACCATCGCGTCTAAGGTACTTATAGACGTAGCAAGTAGGCAGTGTGTGAACACCGTCAGTCAGCACGAATATAATGTCTTCGTTAGTGTTAGACACTAAAGCTGTGGCATTACCTTTTATATAACGAGGTACATTGAGGGTCGCATCAATAGCGATATTGCTTGAAGTATCTGCCTGAACGAAGAATTCACGCACACCTGTGTAGCCTTCTCTGTTAGTGGCGAAGTAAACATACTCACCAGCACCAATTGGCTCTGCTCGTAGACTAGATTCATATTCAGTTGTTTGGTTAATAGACACCGTTTCTGGAGTCAATGAGTCACCTGCGCTCAACATGAACTGGGTTTGGTCAGAGAATAGAAGAAGTGTTTCGTTAAATGGAATTGCGTGACGAAGTATAGACACCTTAGTGTGGCTTACTGCTACATCAATTGGGTCTGTTGCTAGTACAGTGGTCACAGTCTCAGGATAAAATGAGAAGTAAGTACCTGTTCGACTAAAGATAACATTCTCATCTGCAATTACGCCTAGGCGATTACGATGAAAGAAGACATCATTAAGTTTCTTACCTACAAAGGAAGGGTCAGAAGATGATATGTCATCACCTACAGTTCTGTTTCCCCAATCGTTAGGTTCAAAAGTGAATGTATCGTCTGCATTACGGGTTAACTTCCAAGGCATGTTGGCATTATCTAAAGTAGAATCAGCCATATCTGCAAGGGTTTCTTTCCAGATACCTTGAGTAGTATCACCTGTTTCATATTCCACATAATAGTTATCAGCTTCAGAAGTCTCTTCGCCCACTATCTTCATCTTCATGCCATCAAAGCCACGTCTTGGCAAATCAGAGAAGCGTTGGATAGAACCTTTAGCGCCTATTAAGGCTGCGTTACCGTAGGAATCTTCAGTTCTTAAAGTGAAGTCTTGACCATCTGTACGTTCAATACGAATAGCAGAGCCATCCCAAGTAACCGTGTATACAGAACCTAGTCCTGCCACTAATTGAGTAGCCAGTTGGTTAGCAATATTATTGGTCTTTAAGTCAGCCTTAACATCGTCACTGGTCGTATAACTAGCTCTTTCAACATCATCCAAGTAAATCTTGTAGTCAGTAGAGTAGTTACCCTGCTTACAATGGACTATGGCTTCAGGCCAATCTGGAGTAGATGTGCTTGGAGTAACTGTGGTTACTACTGCTTTGTTAAGGATGAAGGTGTAGTCAGCAATGGTTACAGCTTTGAAGTCTGTTAGAGGATTTCCGCTAGACAAGTAAGAGTAACCTGAAGGAGTAGTGACTGTGTATTCAAGGCCATCAAAACCGAACACTCGTAAAGAGGCATTGTCAGCAACAACGATGTATCGTTCTGTGACATCTCGGTTAATGGTGTGAATAAAGTAGTTACCTGTGGATAATGCATCGGTCACCAAAGTAGCTAAATGCTGGGTTGGTGGTCTTTTACGTAAACCACTAATAACTGAACTAAATGCATTCACCTGTTCTTCTGCTTGTGAGTTCAAGCGGACGCTAGGGGACTGCTGTGATACCCCGTTAGCGAGGTTAGGTATTGAGCTACTTACAAGTGACATGTCTTACCTCGATAGGATTCGGTAAACGTCTGCGTTACCTGTTAGGATGTTGTAATCAGCATTCTCAGATTCCATAAGACGTAGGGTCGTTAGAGCTTGATACTCATCTTCACGGTTCATACCATGTAGAGAGTCAGAGCCTAGTAAGCGGTCTTGTAAGATTCGAGCTGCTCGAAGAGCGATGTAGTTACGTGCTGCCTCTGGAATTTCTTCAAAGGACAGTAGGAGAATTAGGTCACATTTCACAGTTTGAGTGAAAGTGTATGTATGGTTTTTACGGTCATAGGCCCGTGAGCCACGTTGTACTATTTGATAATCATGAGATTCGCTTGTTGAATCAACAGACATGATATTGGTAGGCAGTGGTAGATTGCTATTCTGGTCAGGTACTAATGGATACCCGTATTCAGAATTGAAGAACCAGCCTTCCGCTTGGACGCTTCGGTTCACATTAGCCAATATAGACTGCGCAGTAATCGCATCTACTGAGGTCATGTTTACCAAGGTGTTCACTGGAGCTTCACCAATGGTATTGAGCATTGTATTAACTGCTTCAAGCTCAGTTGTAGGTGTTAGAGACATGGTAGTGAATCCTTAAAAATGAAAAAAAGGGGAACCGAAGTTCCCCAATTGTGTTTCTATAAGTTAGAAACTTACTTACTTGCTATACAAGTGCTAATTCAATAGCAGCTTCTGGACGCAATACGCCATGACCCATTGCATACTTAGCAACGAATAGAGTTCCTTGACGACGGATGTCGTACTCAGACTCAAGACCTAGGTCCATCAACTTAACTGTAGCTACAGCAGACTTGTGGAATACCACAGCCTTAGTCTTAGAGAAGTCAGCGTGGTAAGTGTTGCTCTCACCAGCATCAGCAGTCTGCACACCAGTTGGGATGTGGTTAGACTTAACGATAGTGATACCAGCAATACGTAATACCTTGCCTTCAGCGTATGCACCTTCACCACCCCAATCTTTGTTCAAGACAGTAGTGTCTTGTGCAAGCTTGTAGTAGATAGCTGGTGATACAACAGCACAGCGGTCATCTTCTGGGATGTCCTTGCCGTCCATTTCTTCAGCAGCAGCAAACAATGCAGCTACGATGTTGGCAGAAGTGGTGAAGTTAGCTTTAGTGATTACAGTGCCAGACTTGCCAGAACCAGTGATGGTCTCAGCGCCACGTGCAGCTTGTACAACTACGCGCAAGATGTTCTTGTCATAGGTGTTAGCTAGTACGTTGCCTAACTCTTTAGTGTAAGTAGAACGAACATCATAGTGGTTCTTAGCTTCATCGATATTCGCAATGAAAGCTGGTGCTACTAGCAAGGAATCGACAGAGATAACTTTCTCAGCTGCCTTGATAGAGCCACCTAAGATTTCTTCACCAACATTGTGGTAAGAAGCAGTTGCAGTACCCATAACTGGGAATGAAGCAGACTTGCCGTTAGAGATAGTACGTACAGAATGCAATGGAGCCATTACGTTCTTTTCTTCAAATTGTGTGATTACTTCACCAGCGAATAGCTTTAGAAATAGCGCATCAGTTGCGCCAGCGCCATTTACTTGACCAAGATTTGATACAGTTGCATTACTCATTTTAAATAGTCCTTAGAGAGGTATTGAAGTTTCAAGTTATTGTTCTCTTGAGGCTTCGGCCTTTCCGTGACTTCCACAGTGTTGTCCCCCTCGAGGGCATTGTATTTGTCAGTGGTTTAGCTTTGAGCTTGTAGAGGAGATTTGGATAGACCTTTAGATAGGCCTACCCGATTTGTTAGATAACGCTAGAACGCGCTAACTTAGCTTCGACTTGCTTGCGGAACGCAGGGTCAGTCTTGTATTTAGGATTACGCATTGCTTCGGTAACCTGTGCCACGCTTTCAAACTTTGTCCCTGCATTTGCAGTAGTTTCACCAGAGATTAGAGAAGGGTTACTTCCATTTTCTGCTTGGTATTTAGCGTGAAGGCCGCGAACGGCTAATTGAATTTGTGCTGGGTCAGAGGTTCCCATGACATTGTTGTATGCATCGACTTCTGTCTTATCAAGACTAGAGGAAGCCCATTGCATCATGTTGCCATAAGTCTCTTCACCGCCTACGGTACTGAACATGTCAGTGCGTACACGGGTGGCTAGTGCTTCTTGACCAGCGATGTATGAATCAACTACATCACGTGGGATGCCAGACTTATTGATGGCCTCGTAGGTTTCATCAGATAGTCCTCCATTCGTACCGTACTCTGTCTGTAGAGCATCGAAGTCTAAACCTGCGTTAGTGGCAGCTTCTTTAGCATCATCGTTGGTTGGAATTTCGGCAGGTGTTTCATCAGCAGTAACTGCTTCTGGTTCTTTACCGCCTGACATCTTCTTTTCAAGTGCAGCATAAGACTTAGCCATATCTTCTGGAGTCTTAAACTTCTCTGGTAACCACTCAGGCCTTTCATCCGAATTGGACTCTGGGTTCTCTGGGGTCTGGGGGGAATCACCGTCAGCTTTAGCGACCATCGCATCAATGTGAGCTTGGTCATCTTTTTCTTCGCCTTGGGCAATTGTTACAGAATCTACCATGTTGTTTATTCATTTCCTTGTGGTTGTTGTTGCTGCTGTTGCATAGCTGCGTCCATCATTTGTGGAGCTAGCTGTTGTCCAGTTTGCATCATCATTGCTTGCTGCTCTTCTTGTTGCATCTCTTCTTGAGATTTAATCAAGCCACCCATGTCCATACCTAGGGAAGTACCAACACGAGTGATGTAATCACCAATGTTCATATACTTCTGAATCGCTTCAGGTCCTAGTGGAGCTAGATGGTCAAGCATTGCAGCTAATTTATTTAAGTCATGGCCTCGGCCTAAAGCCTCAAGTCCAGTAACGATAGTTGGAGACACCAAACCCTTTGGCAATTGCGGAACTTTCTTCTGCTTTTGCATCTGGAGTAATAGGCGGTTTACTAATGGGAGTTGGAATTCCTGACTCAAGATTGAATAGATACCACCAAGGGCATCTTCCAATTCGGAAGCCATGTAGCGAATCTCTTCAGCTGTCACTCGTTCAGCTTTACGCTGGACTGAGGAATTCATAAGGAAGGCAAAGGACAAACGCTCTTTGATTTCCTGTGAGGATTGGAAAGCTATCTGCATATCGCCAGACTTCTGGACTTGCAGGGTGCTTACATCGTTAGCGTCACCTTCGCGGATAGCACCATTAGGGGCTTCAGCTAGGACTCGTGCCCGTGTCGTACCATTAGGACGTACTAAGAATAGTACCTTGGCACTAGCGGCAGCGGCTTCAACGATAGCTTGTGTAAGAGTCTCAAGTGAATTTAAGTCACCTTGATATTCTTCTACATAGCCACGACCATATGACTCACCGTCAATGCGGCTTAGTCGTAATGGAATCCAAGGGGATTTGTCTAAAGGAAAAGTACCTGTTGCTTCAGGAACTGGGATTCCAGCCACTTCTTGTGACACGTTCCATTTACCATCCATACGGACGATATGTGTGAACAGAGCTACAGGTTCATCTTGGCTAGTGTCTTCATCAGACGTTTCTAACAAGTCACGTATTTCTTCAGGCAAGGCACTAGGTGACACATCTTCTTTAGTGATGATTTCTAGTGGATTACCCATAGGGTCACGCTTCATAACGTAGCGGTCTAAGTGGAATACTCTCATGCCACCTTTATCAGGTTGGTATAACAGTACGTTGCCTGCAACTAACAGGTGTTTAATAGCTTCAAATGCAGCAATACGAGTTGAAGAGGCTTCAATCTCTGACATCACGGCACGTTCAATTGAGGATAACGCTTCTTCAACTTCTGCCCTTGCACCTTCTTCTTGGGCTAATTCCTGTAACTTAAAGTCATCCACAGTTAAGCGGAAGAACGGTGAGTTAGGTGGAAGTAGAGCCAGCAACATCTTTGAAGATAAGTTGTTTACACCACGTGCGCCAATACCTTGGAACGGAGTGTATAACTTTGAATGTGCTGAATGCCCATCAGGAGGTAGAAGAGAAGGAATGGTCAGCTTGGCTGCATCCCTAGCTCTATCAAGGAAAGGTTGACGAGCCGCTTCCAAACGCTCATAGCGTTGGCGTATAGCTGTCATATAGATTTACTTCTTTGGAATGTTAATACCAGTAGCAGAAGTGCC